AGGATTGAGTGGATCCAATGCTCCTAAATTTTGTGAGTATTTGAACACTTTATCCCCAAGAGGACCGAGATTTTTTGCATCAGCATAATCTTTAACTTTATTCATTACATCAATATTAAAGCTATCAAGAGCTTGATTACCAGTAGGAGTCATACCAGTACTAGGATTTGTACCATCATCATTATCTGGAGTTTTTTTAACTTTTTTCTTAAATAATGAAGCAGATAAAGCTAATTTGGCGGCTGCAGGTAACATTTGATCTGCATAATCAACAATACTTGCACCCTGTGCTACACGAGTAAGATAATCTAATCCACCACTGTCATCAGTGTCTTCCGTACCATCCTCATTTTTCTTTGGAAATTTTCCATTAGCATTTGGTAGTTTGCTTCCACCAAATAAAATAGGAGTAAGTAAACTGTCATTTTTTTCTGTATCGTATGGCTTTGAATCAAGAAAGTCATCGTCCCATTTTGGGGTACTAGTCGTTTTAAAAGGTCTACCACCAGATCCCGCAGCCCTAGTTGGACGTTTTTTATCCTCAGTAGGAACATTAATAACAGGTTTTGAATCTGCTGGTGGAGTTTTTTTACCTTTAGTACGTGAAGACTTTTTTGCCTCAGATAACTGAAGTACATATTTCATGTAATCTTTGGATCCTTCAGTTATTAGATTAAAACTCATTACATACTCCTAAAGTAATTGTTAAAGAGTTTTAACATATTTTCATTCAATGCACTCTTAGAAGAATTTTTTATAATTTTACGAGCAGTCTCATAATCTTTTACTGACCAGGATCCGTTTTCAAGAATCCATTCTCTTCCTTCCATGATACCGTTTACAAAGGCATTTGGGGCTGATGGGTCAGCAACAATGTCAACAGCAGCGAGCATAAAATCTTCTTGAACTTCTTGGTAACCATTTTTTGATTTAAGTGAACCCATACCACGAGTCGATACTCCAAGTTGAGCACCTTCTTCAATAAGGTTTTTGACAATACGACCCATTGGAGTATCCATTACTTTGGCTTTTCCATAAATGGTATTGCCATCTTCATGAAGTTCTTTTACAATGTGAGAGACTCTATCAAGATTTACTGTAGGACCAGTTGGATGGTTTAATTCACCAAGAGCACGTCCTTTATTGACATATTCAGTAATATATCGTTTACATTCTTTGAGAAGAGTGCTTTGAGGATATACACGACCATTACGGTTTTTTACACCAGATTGCATAAAAATACCTTCGATGAAATAATTCTTTTCACCATTTGCAGTATTTTCTTTGATATACTTGATATCTTCGTTAATTTCAGTTATTAGTTTCATTTGGATTGATTTTGCTTTAAAAGATTTTGAGCAACGGTTTGGTACGCACTTTCAATCTTCTTACCAGTTTTTTCATAAAGAATCTTGGCAGTGTTCTCTTTGAAAGCCACAACATTCTCATCAATCATATTCTTAATCATTTCATTTACTTGTTGATTCATTTTATTAGTACCTTTGTTTTCCCGTAAAATTCTAAATGTTGGTCCAAACTATTTTTATTTTCAAAAATTGTTTCAGCTAGCTTTTGTCTATTATTTGGACTCAGTTGATTAAATAGACTTTTAATCTCTATAATTTCTTGCTCAGTAATATTTATAACACTATCATTTTTCAATTTTAATTTTGTGTTGGTTTTAGGATCATATGATTCTAAAAATTCAATAAAAACTTTCATATTTTCAGTAAGTTCAGTGTGTTTAAATTTACTTTTTAATATTTTTTTATTAGTTTCCATTGTAAGAAAATTGATATTTTCATTCAATTTAAACGACAAAACATCAATCAATGATTTTTTAAACATGGGCTCATTTTTTTGAATGAGATGTTGCATACCACTTTTTAATATCAATGATTGAAAATCTTTCACTGTTGAGTTCCCTGTTGCTGATCTGCTGCTGCTTGTTGTTGTGCTTGAAGTGCAAGTTGTTCTTGTTGAATTCGTTGACGATCAACTTCCATTTCTCCATCCATCTTGCGCATTTCTTCTTCAGTTTGTTTCAAAATATTTCGACGAACATATTCTGAAGAAAAATACTTTCCAACATATGCATCAACAAACTGAACCATCTTTAAGCGTTCTGCAAGAATTTCTGATTCTTTTAGATCCCAGAAATAATTATCTGTATTAAAGACAATTTTAATATCTGGGCGTAATTCTTTCCAGTCTTCTTCAGTCATGATTCCTTTAAGAATCATTTGAACACGTAATAAATCTAAAAATAGTTTGCTAAACTGATGACGAATACGTTCAATGAACTTATAGAACTTTACTTCTTCTCTTGTAATTTCTACAGACCGCCCCATATTAAATCCAGTTTGGTCAGATGCCAAACGACTTAATGGAACATTTAAAGATGCATAAAGTTTCTTCTTAAAGTAATCTACGTCTTCAATTTGTGACATGGCATTACCACCTGGAAGTGTGGTAATTTGAGTTCCGTTTGAACCTTCTCGGCGTGGAATCCAATAATCTTCAAGAACAGATAGATGATTGCGTTCATCTCTTACTTCACCCGTTGATTGGTTATATGTGAGTCTTGTTCTAAAACGACTCATCATATCACGAACATATTGTTCTGCTTTTTGTTTTGGTAATTGACCAACGTCTACATAAAATACTCGGCGTTCTGGTGCACGAGCCACTCTATAAACTAAAAGAGCATCTTCTAGTTGACGTAACATATTTAATGGACGAATTGTTTTATGGAGATATCCAAGAACTCGTTTGGTATTTAAATCAATTACACCAGATGGAACATATACAACACTGTCGGTAGATAGATGTAATCCCCCTGGACCAGTTAACATATACGATTCTCTATCTGTATTTGTATAGAGATAATATTCTTCAATTTTCTTAATTACAGAAACTTGTACATTTCCAAGTTTATCTTGTTGTTTTTCAACTTTTCTGATCTTTTTAATTTTTAAAGGATCAAGAGGAACAATTTCTTGAATACCTAGAACAGGTTGATCCTTATCAATGACAATGTTGTAAAATACACGTGAATCAATATACCAACGTCGAAACACTTCATATGATTTAGAATTAAAATCTAATAGATGAATTATAGTATCAAATTCTTTATAAATTTTAGTTTTAATAGATTCACTAATCGGAAGATCTTTAAGATCTAATTTAACTGCTTTTCTATCTGTTCCCAATACAATTGCGGCTGTTACAATTTCATCAATTGCATTATCAATTTCTGGAAAAATTGACATATTGCGATATTGAATAATAGAACCGCTATCATCGCGAATATTAGCAGCATAGTCTAGTGCAGTTCCAAAAAATCCACCAGCATCTACAGTTACTGTACCATCAAAAATTTCAGGTGCAGCAATATTCTGTGAGACAATATCTTTTGTCTCTTCTTGAGCAGGTTTCTTTTTACCAAACTGAAATCCAAAAATATCAAGTTCCATTAACAGTTCCTTTATAATTAATTAGCATCAGTTATTCACATTATCTGTGATACCAGCAATTGCTACAGTATCGTAAACAAACACAACGTTAAAAGTATTTAACACATTTGGACGAGATGAATTGAATGAGATTTCATTAATAGTTCTTGGCCAGAGTCCATTTAAGTAAAAAGTTTTTTGTACCTCTCCATTTAGATCTAAATGTTGAATAGTCCAATTAACTTTATAGTTTGCTCCATTGATATAATTTGTATTATTAGTTACATGATTATTAATATAATTGTGCCACCGCTGAAATGATACCCACAGATCTCCGCTACCTGTATCATCTAAAATAGAAGCAGACCATGTTGAATATAATTTTTCACCAGGATAATATAGTTTTCGACCAAAATGATCATATGCAATAGTACTAGTTTGTAATGTGGGAATTAAAGTAGATCTTACATGAAATTCCGATATTAAATTATTAGTATTTGAATTGTTTACAGTATCTCCACCTGATGGAAATCCACCAAGAATCCTAAAACGATTTTGTCGTGTTCCACCACCTAAAAAATTATTTTTAAAGTCGTTTAATGAAGTAGTCATAGGTAGGTTCCTTTAGCATTTATATACCAGTTATAATATCTAAATGGTCAAACGTTAAAGTTACGTCAAAAGTTACAAACTCAGAAGATCCCATATCAAAATTTATACCACCAACTTCACTGGGCCAGCATCGAAATAATTTAATTTCACGATAGATTTGACCATTTGCTCTTAATTGTTGAATAAAAAAATTAGTTTGAAGATTTTTATATCCAAAATCATTATTAGTTAATTTATGTGTTTGATGTCCGTCTAAAAGTTCTTTCCATTTCTGAAAAGCTTTCCATAAAACTTTATCACCGTCATCATATACTTTTATTGGCCAGACAGAATATTGTCTATCACCAGCAAAGTATGCCATACGACCTCTATAGGGAACACCTATGACACCAACATCTGCTTTTGGTAAAGCTGCAGATGATATTGTATATGCTGCCTTAGTTTGAGCAGAACCAGCACCACCAACACCATCTGGAAATGAAGGAATAACCTTAAATCTATTGGCACGAGTGCCACCTTTAAATGCTGATTTAAATGTATTTAATGAATTATTGATTGCCATTTTACTGTGTCAGTGTTATATTGATGGTAAAGGTAGTTGTTCCAATCAATGGAGTCACAGACACAAATATAGTTAATGATGCTGTATTATCAGTGTTATTAGTAGAATTACATACAACTTGTGTTTGTGTTGTATCAATATTTGTTGAATATTCGAGAAGATAATTTTGTATTTCAGCTGTAACCAACAATCTAGTAGTAGCGTTATTAATTTGATACAAATATTTGATACCAATATCTGTAATATCTCGTTTCATCGCAGACTTCATTTGAGCCGGACCTACACGTTCATCTACAATTGGAGCCGAACTAGAGAAAGTTGCTCCAACTAAATCTGATCCTAAGAAATTTCCAGAAGTAAAGTTTAGAAAATAATTTACTCTATTCTTTGTAAGTAAAGTTTTTAATGCACTATCAGACCAGTTAACAGTGTCAGTAACAGCCCCATTTAATACAGTACCACGACTAGACCCTGCAATAGTTAAGTATAATTCACCACGAGAATTTGCTCGTGTGAAAAATCCAGCAATATCAGCTGATAAATTATTTTTATATGTGATTTTTCCACCATTTAATAATGAAGGTACTGGAAAATTGTTAACTGTTTTTTGTCCATATACAGAAAACACTCTATCTGCAACAGTAGCACCTTCTGTAAAGGCTGTAGAGGCAAAAGTAAATCCTATTAATGTCAGTCCAGCACCATTGTCTATGGTAGGAAATATACCAATCGTATAAGGAGATTCAGATTCTAGCCATTTTTGGATACC